CAACCTAAGCTATCATATCGCTTCCGCGTTAGATTAAACGGATTTGGCTCAGACAGCGACCCTTTGCAAAACTTAGAGCTAACAAGTCAAGTTGTAAGCGTAAGTCGCCCAAGCCTAACACACGATGACGTAGTTGTAGATGTTTACAATTCACGTATCAACTTAGCCGGTAAGCACACATGGGATGCGATTACGCTAACTGTGCGTGATGACGTTACAGGTAATGTAGCACGAGCTATTGCATCACAAATGCAAAAGCAAGTTGACCATGCTAACCAAGCCAGCGTTCGCGCAGGTGGCGGCTATAAGTTTGGTATGGCTATTGAAAACTTAGACGGTGGTCAACCAGGTGAAGTTTTAGATGCATGGCAACTAGCAGGTTGCTACATCCAGAACGTAAACTACGGTGAAAACAACTATGCAACAAGTGATCCATTACAGATTACTATTGCTATCAAGTACGATAACGCTAACCACAACATTGGTGGTACTGACGCCCTATCAGGCGGCTTAGGCGACAACGGTCTTGATTCAAGTTCAGCTGGTGAGTCACCAGAGTAATAGTCCGCTTTAACTATAAGTGATAAGTAAGTGTAAGCAGAAATGCTTGCCCTTACAAGGAGAAAGAAAAGGGTTAGAAATAACCCTTTTCCATTGAATACAATGGCGTTTACAAATTTAGCAACAAAACTTTTACTCAATGACAAGCAGGTCAATTCTGGACCTCTTGGTAACGGATTCCCATACTTAAAATTTGCATGGGAGGTAGAGTTGTCGCTTGGTCAAGGCGGCGAAGCCAAGGGCTTAATGTCCACTGGACCGCTTGTTGCCAAGACCTGCGAGCTTCCACGCTTTTCAGTTGAAACACAAGTGGTAAACGTTTACAATCATAAAACTATAGTTCAGACCAAAATGAACTATGAACCTATTACAATGACGTTTTATGATCAAACAAATAATGTTGCAGAAAGTCTAATTTGGGACTTTGTTAAAGGGCAATTTGATTCTCCAGACGTTACTAAGAAAAACGATATACTTTCATTGACAGTAAAAATTACAATGAAAAATTTAAGTGGCGACGGAGACGATAAAGTCTATACATTGCTTAATGCATTCATTGTTGATGCCCAACACGACACATTAGATTACTCAACAAGCGACCCAGTTGTCTGGACAATCACACTTCGTTATGAAGACTTGAACATTGATGGTGTTAAAGGTCTTGACTTTAAAGGTCCGCGCAAAGGCGACAAAGGCGCTGGTATTAAAGCATTGCCTAAGCCTCCGTCAAAGCCTTCTGTTGTATCAGTGCCAATTACAAAGCCGCCTAAGGCTGACGCTAATGTTGAAACAGGACCAAGTAAATGGGTACAAGCTGGCGGTGAGGAAAACGGACCGCTTGGTGCAGCCTGGGGCAATCCAAACTTAACAAAACAATCAGCGCGACATAGAAATAAAACGCAGACAGCACCTGCAAGCACTACAGCATTTCCAGCGGCTGAGAAAACACGATACGTTTCAACTGCTGAATACGACAAAGAAATTGCTAGATTCAGCAGAGGTAGCGATCCTACACTACCACCAAACGCACGATACATTGAGACACTAAAACGAGAGCGAGCTTTAGTAGCCAATAATCAGTCTGACGCAGAAACTGCTCGTCTTGCTCGCGCAGGTACAGTAAGTCCAAGTACAGGGGCAACAACTCCGGCAGTAGTTAATAAGACACAAGACTCGGTTCCTAAAACGCCTGAATCAGTACAAAGCAGAAAGCCATTGAGTGCCGCTAATCAAGAATTTATTAAACAAGAGTCTGCTTATGTAAAAGAAGATCGAGGATTGAATCCAGAGTATAAGAAAGCATATCTTGCTGAATTAGAAAAGAACCCGCCAATAACAAATAGCCCGCAATCACGTGAGACGGCAAGACATATAGCTGACATGAAAGCATTACAGACAGCACCAAGATATAGTTCGCAAGTACGTACTCGCAATGCCGACGGCTCAATGACAGATAGATATGTACCACAAAGTGTTAATAACAATCCGTCTGCAACTAGCAGTCAATCTAATAAAGAACAACAGTACGTTAAGAAAACTAACAAACCAACGGACTATTAATCATGACATATAAAGTAATACCTCAAGTTGATTTTGATCGTGCAGTACAACAGGTCCTGAGCTTAGGTCTTGGCCGTTCTCCAGCTGAGCAAATTGTAATGGCACTGTGGAAAGCAAGCATTGACCTAGGACTAAATTTTAAAGCTCTTATTGAACGTGCAGTAGGCAAAGGAACATTAGATGTAGATCAATCTGTACTTGATCACATTAACACTAACTTACCTGATACAATTCGTTACACTAAGAAAACAGCAGTAGCAGTTTCTCCAATAGCAAATCGTGAACTATAATGGCTAACAACTATTCACAGGGATTTTACACTATATTGAATCCCGAGAAGTACGTAGGCAAAGGTACTCCTAAGTATCGCAGTGGTTGGGAATTAACATTTATGCGTTTCTGCGACAACCACCCTAGTGTAGTAAGTTGGGCAAGCGAATGCGTTCGTATACCTTACAAAAATCCTTTTACAGGGCGTGACACATATTATGTGCCAGACTTTTTAGTAACGTACCAAGTCAATGGAGTTAATCGTGCTGAACTCATTGAAATTAAACCCAAAGCACAAGCAGTTATGGAACTTGCTCGTAGCCAGCAAGAAAAGATGGCTGTAGCACTTAATATGTGCAAGTGGCAAGCCGCACAAATCTGGTGCAAGCGCATGGGCGCAACATTCCGTATCCTAACGGAAGAAGACATCTACAATAACGCTAATCCAACACGCAAACGCCGCAAATAAGTCATAAGTAGTTACATGACTAAGAAATTAGAAGAAGTATTTGGTTTCCCACCTATTGAGGAAGCAACTGCTTCAGACCACACACAACCAGAAGTTTCTGAAGAAATTCAGGAACAGCTTGATGTAGCTACTGCTACCATTGACATGGCAAACCGTGTTGATATTGCATTGCCTACTGTAACAGACATGGCAACAGCAGAGCGTGAGCTAGACAAGTTAGCAAACACCGCGCAAGAACAAAGCGAGCGTTTGATGGATTTGGGATTTAACGTAGATGATAGAAATGCAGGCAAAATCTTTGAAGTTGCCGCCCAACTGTTGAAAACAGCAGTTGATGCAAAAACAGCCAAAATAGATAAAAAGCTAAAAATGGTTGAATTGCAGTTGCGTAAAGCACGTATGGACAAAGAGGAAAAAAGCTCAGAATCCGGTAACGTATTAGATGCAACAGAGGGCGGATTGATGGGAAATCGCAATGATATCGTGCAAGCAATCCTAAAGAGCGTTGGTCATAATAAATAGTCTTATGAGAGGATTTAATTATGCCCACACTATTAGAGTATATTAATCAGTTACAGCGCGAACACCGCTACCGTGTTAAGATGGCATTTCAGCCGTCAGATCGCCAACTAGAATCTCTAGAGCGCCATATGAAAAAGTATGATGCACTAGAAGTTGGCCGCCCAGAAAAGCTAATGTTGCAAGCAGTGCCAATGGACTTTCCACAACTTGGTGGTCACGAAATTGTTATTGTTGATGTAGTAACACGCTTACCAGTTAGCCCTCCAGTCTTGGAAGGCGAGCTAAAAAGTCTAATGTACATTACAGACGGATTACTTAAAGTATTCGGCCGCAATGAACCAATTGAACAGCAAATCGAAGAAGAAAAACCAGAAGGTGAATACAAGACACTAATTGGTAATGACTCGGATGCTGGTAGCACTTGTGCCGATACTGTAGGTGACAAGTACAATCAAGATACACTAGATGCAGCCGACAAGGCTGGCAAAGAGCGTAAAGCTAACATTACACAAAACGTTGGTAAAATCACATCGGGACCTGACTATGAAGGCCCAGCCGATGGCAAGACTAGCCCGATCGGTACAAAACAAAATAACATTGCTGTTCCAGGCAAGGGAGAAAAATAATGACTAAGAAACAAGTAAATGAAAGCATCCGTATTGCCAAAGAAGGCATCGGTGAGTGCTGGGATGATATGGCTGGTGTAACTGGTCAAACTCCTGAAGGCGAAGGCCCAATGACTGTTACCATTAACATGCCAGGCAAGAACATTAGCGTTACAACAGACAGCGCCGATGAAATTGCTAACATCTTAAAGCTAGCAGGTATCCAAGTTGGCGGCGTTGCGGCCGACGGTCCTGCTGAGATGCCAGGTGAAATGCCAGGTGCCGAAGAGCCAGCAGTTATGTATGTTGGTGCAGAACCAGCAACTAGCGAAGTTCCAGCTGAAGTTCCAGGCGATAATGATGGCGATGGCGATCACGACATGCACGATCATGAAATCGAAAACGGTGAAGAATCTGAAGAGGAAGAATCTGAAGAGGAAGACGACGTTGAAGAAGCAGTTGGCGACAAGTCATACACTTCCAAGGGTGGTACTGTTACACAAACTGCAACTGGTTTAACACACCAAGCTGGTTCTGGTGTATATGGCGGAACAGAAACTGACAGCGAAGAAGAAGCTCGTAAAAAGGCTGACGACGAAGCGGCAAAGAAAGAAGTTGGCGAGTCAGAAGAGCTAGACGAAGAAACAGCACGTATTCTTCAGTTAGCTGGTGTAACTAACGAAGCACAAAGCGCCGCACAAAAAGCCGCATTTGCAAAAATGATTGCTAAGAAGAACGGTGACAAGCCAGCTGAAGATAAGTCTGACGACAAAAACGACAACAAGAAGCCAGATGCTGATGGTGACGGTGTACCAGACTGGGCAGACAAAGACAAAGAAGTTAAGGAAGAAGCTCCTGCAACTAACTCTGTTTTTGGCCAAGGCGTATATGAAGGTGAAGCATACACAGACGAACTAGGTCGCATTATGAAGCTATCTGGTTTTGCTGAAAGCAAACTAATGAACAGCCCAGAAGGCACTTCAATGAACGAGCCAACTGAGTTTGATTCTTTACCAAGTGGCAAAGGTGACGGCGCAGGTAATAAAGCATACGGTGCAAACCGTGCTAACAACCAAGGTGAAAATCCAATGGGTCTAGAAGAATCTACAATTGAGCAGAAGTTCCAAGACGCAATGGGCGAATACCGAAAGTTTGTTGCTGAGTCTATCAGCCGTAAGAAGTAATTAGGAGGCCCTTGTGCCAACTGAAAATACTTTTGTAAAGACACCTTTCAAAGTAGAGAAGTTCACGGACGAACATGTCCGTGAACTTGCCATCTGTGCTACAGATCCAGTGTACTTCATTGACAACTATTGTTGGGTACAGCACCCTACTAAAGGTAAAGTAAAATTTAAACTGTTTGATTATCAACGCGAACTCATTATGTGTTATCATGAGAATCGCTATAGCATTAACATGCTAGGTCGTCAGATGGGTAAGACTGCATGTGCGGCAGCTTATCTTGTTTGGCGAGCAATGTTCATGGCAGATCAAACTATTCTTATTGCCGCACACAAGTTTGCTGGCGCACAAGAAATTATGCAACGTGTTCGTTACACATACGAAACACTTCCTGAATTTTTAAAAGCTGGTGCTACAAGTTATAACAAAGGTAGCATTGACTTTGACAACGGTAGCCGTATTATCTCAACTACCACAACAGAAACAACTGCTCGTGGTATGTCATTGTCCCTAATTTATTGTGACGAGTTTGCATTCGTCAAGCCGCGTATTGCTAGCGAATTCTGGACTTCTATTTCACCTACACTATCAACTGGTGGTAAGTGTATTATCACTTCTACGCCCAACCAAGATGATGACCAGTTTGCTCGTATTTGGAAAGATGCCACCAAGAACATTGACGAGTATGGTAATCCGCAAAAGCTAGGCCGTAACGGCTTTGCTAGTATCAAGTTTATTTGGAGCGCACACCCAGATCGTGATGAAGCATGGGCGTCAACAGAACGTGTCAAGATTGGTGAAGAACGATTCCTGCGTGAACACGAATGTGAATTCGTTATTGCTGACGAAACACTAGTCAACTCAATGAAGTTGATTACAATGGAAAGCAAAGACCCAAATGGTAAGATGGGCCAAGTCCGTATTTACAAGTATCCGCAACAGCAAAGCGCATACGTTATTGGATGGGATCCAAGTTTAGGTACAGGTGGAGATCCAGCCGCGATCCAAGTGTTTAAGCTACCAGAGCTAGAACAAGTAGCAGAATGGCAACACAACAAAACTGATATCCAAGGACAACTTCGCACACTTGTTTCTATTTTAAAATGGATGCAAGATGAAACTAAAGGCAACGTAGAGCTATACTGGTCAGTTGAAAACAACACCATTGGCGAAGCGGCACTAATTAGTATTCGAGAATTTGGTGAAGAACATATCCCGGGTACGTTTGTACAGGAAATTCGCCGTGCTGGACAAAGTCGTGGACGTAGAGGTTTTAACACTACACACAAGACTAAAATTACAGCTTGTATGCGTTTAAAGAACTACGTTGAAAGCGATAAGATGACAATTTACAGTCATAACTTGCTACGTGAGTTAAAGAACTTTATTGCCCGTGGCGCCAGTTTTGCCGCTAAAGAAGGGGAAACTGATGACTTAGTTATGGCAACTATATTAGTGCTACGTATGACAGAAGTCGTTATGACTTGGGACACAGGCACGTATGACAGGCTTGTAAATGCAGGTACAGATGAAGTATTAAGACCAATGCCAATTGGCTTCCTATAACTAAATATAACTATGCCTACAAGAGAACAACTAACCAAAGAACTAGCCGCTACAGTAGCAGGGGTGAGCCACAATTCTACATTTAAAGATGCAGATGGTAAAGGCACTCTTGACCAAGAGCAAGCAGTTTATCAATACGTGCCAGATCAAAACATCATGGTCATGGTCAACTACGACAATACTGACGTTGAAGTTTGGTATGATCCAAGCACCACTGACGTAGAGTGGTTTAAAACTGAATTCAAACCACGTGTCCAAGCAGTTGCTAGACGTTATTTGTACGGTACAACTATCCGTAGCTACGAAGGTGAAATTGAACCAAAGAAAATGGCCCACCGCACAGAAACAGTTACAGAAGGTCGTAACAGTTTAAAGATCAGCTACCATCCATTAGGTAGCACACAGATCCGTTTGGCTCACACCAAGTCCGTAACTGAGGAAAAGCCTGGCGCACGTAGCCGAAACATTCAAGCTCTGTTTGTGGAAAAAGATGGCGAGCGTTTCCGTTTCCCATACAACCACTTGTTAGGTGCTAGAGTTATGGCGCTACACGTTGAGTCTGGTGGTAAGCCTTGGGACGAAATGGGTACTAAGATTGTTGAAATCTCTCGTCGTCGCAAAGACATTATGGAACTTCTACGCTGGAGCAAGCGATTAGAAGAAACGGATCAAGTATCCAATATCCGTACCCGCGGTAAGAACGAAGTCATTATGTTAAAGCGCATGATGGAACGTGCCGCACGTACAGGCGACCTAAGTGGTATCACCGAATACCAACTTCCAGCCAACGAGCCAGGCCAAGCACCAATCAAACCTAACGACATGGTGTCTGAGGCAGTTGCTGACCTCGAAGCTTCCTTAAATCGCCTTTTTGGCTAATTTGTCCGAAATACGGCGAAAAAGCCTCTTGCTTTAATTTACAGTCATAAGTATAATACAACACATGCACAAAGAAAACGCATGTGTTGTTTTAGTCCGCTATAGGGCTTAACACTCAAACTTAACTCATTAAAGGTAAAACATTATGGCAACATTAGCAGAAATCCGCGCTCGACTAGCAGAGCAAGCACAAAAATCCAGTGGTACTAAACAAGGTGGTGGAGACAATTCCATTTACGCACACTGGAACATCCCAGAAGGCACTTCGGCCTCACTTCGATTCCTCCCAGACGCAGACGAAACAAACACATTCTTTTGGCGTGAACGTCAGATGATCAAGATCCCATTCGCTGGTGTCGCTGGTCAAGACGAAAACAAAAAAGTCTTTGTGCAAGTACCTTGCGTTGAAATGTGGGGCGAAACATGTCCAGTACATGCCACTATACGTCCATGGTTTAAAGACCCTAACATGGAAGCACTTGGCCGCACATACTGGAAGAAGCGTTCTTACGTTTTCCAAGGCTTCGTTGTAAACAGCCCAATGGAAGAAGACAGCGTTCCAGAAAATCCAATCCGTCGCTTTGTGATCAGTCCACAAATCTTTACGCTTATCAAGCAAGCGTTGATGGATCCTGATATGGAAAATATTCCTACAGACTACCAAGCAGGTACAGACTTCCGCTTGAACAAGACACAAAAAGGTGGTTATGCTGACTACTCTACTTCTGGTTGGGCTCGTAAAGAGCGCGGCTTGAATGAAGAAGAACTGCAAGCAATTGCTACACACGGCTTGTTTAACTTGAACGACTTCATGCCAAAGCGTCCAGGCATCGATGAACAAAGAGCAATCTTTGAAATGTTCGAAGCTTCCGTAGAAGGTAAGTTGTATGACCCAGAGCAGTGGGGCAAGTTCTATCGTCCAAGCGGCGTTCAGATTGCCAACGCACCAGCTGGTGAAGCAGATGAGGATACTCCAGCACCTAAGGCAGCTCCTGCGGCTCGTCCTGCACCAGTTGCACAAGCGGCAGCACCTGCACCAGTTGCACAAGCCGCGGCACCAGCAGCCGAAGCTGGCGCAAAGCCAAGTGTTGACGACATCCTTAAGATGATTCGTAGCCGTCAAGCCTAATTGACACACGGGAGAGCATGATGCTCTCCCACTTCATCTACAAGGAATATAATGGCAAAAGCATTTGACGTATCAAAGTTTCGTAAAAGTATTACGAAATCAATTGAAGGCCTATCAGTAGGCTTTAACGACCCAACTGATTGGGTCTCTACCAACAACTATGCACTAAACTATTTGATCAGTGGCGACTTTACTCGTGGTATTCCAATGGGTAAGGTTACTGTGTTCGCTGGCGAATCTGGTGCAGGTAAGTCCTTTATTTGTTCTGGCAACTTGGTTGCTAATGCACAAAAGCAAGGCATCTTTCCAATTCTAATCGACACAGAAAACGCATTGGATGAAAAGTGGTTGCACGCCTTGGGCGTTGACACAAGTGAAGATAAGTTGCTAAAACTTAACATGGCCATGATTGACGACGTTGCTAAGATGATTAGCGAATTTGTTACACAATACAAGGCTATGCCAGAAGACAGCCGCCCAAAGGTCTTGTTTGTACTTGACTCTTTAGGTATGTTGTTGACTCCCACAGACGTTAACCAGTTTAATGCAGGTGACATGAAAGGTGACATGGGTCGTAAGCCCAAAGCACTTACAGCACTTGTTCGTAACTGTGTAAACATGTTTGGTGATTTGAACTTGGGTCTAGTTGCAACTAACCACACATACGCTTCGCAAGATATGTTTGACCCAGACGATAAGATCTCAGGTGGTCAAGGCTTTATCTATGCATCTTCTATTGTAGTTGCTATGCGTAAGTTGAAGTTGAAGGAAGACGAAGACGGTAACAAGGTTTCAGAAGTCAAAGGTATTCGTGCCGCATGTAAAATCATGAAAACACGTTATGCTAAACCTTTTGAATCTGTACAAGTCAAGATTCCTTACGAAACAGGTATGAACCCATACAGCGGTTTAACTGACTTGATCGAAGGCAAAGGTATGTTGAAGAAGGAAGGCAATAGCTTGCTTTACACAACAGCCGATGGTGAGATTATCAAGAAGTTCCGCAAGGGATGGGAACGCAACGATGACGGATGTTTGGATCGTGTAATGTCTGACATTACTGCTAACCCGCACATCTTTGACAAGAGCGTTCCAGCAGAAGCTCCTGAAGTAGTCGAGGAATAAATGGAACTCGACCATGAAAAATGGTTGAGACGGCAAGGTGTAAAGATCGTTGGTCGGCACACCTTGCGCCTCGCTCATCCGCCCAAGTATATGAATTGGGGCAATGATCGCGAAGACGGCCGAATTGACTGGTCCGAACAATACACTACAACAACCGAACAAGTTTATCAGGTTGAGCTTGACGAGCGTACAATTGAAAGATTGGAACGTATGGAAGCTGATATACACCATGCAATAGATTTTGCTAATCGCAAATATACTACCCGAAGCGTAAGTGGGTACACTGGTGGACCAAGCGATGTAACACAATTCTTTATTGAAAACAAAGAACGACATCTTGACTTACTAAAAGAAAATTCAATGTATCGAGATGCTTGGAAAGAGTTTCAATCCATTCGAGTCTTACTTGGCGAAACTCCCCATTGGCCTTAACAGTATTTTCTGTTATACTGTACTATGCTTATTAAAGATCTAATCGAACAACTTCAGATCCTGTATGAAAAGGAAATGATTCATGCTGATGTCATGGGTGATCCAGAAATCATGATTGACTGCTTTCGCAAAGTTGAACAAGGCGTATTCCATTACGCTGGGTTCAGCAAAGACGTTAGCATACAACGAAGCGACGATGGTGTATATCTCATTTTGAATGGATTTGCAGATGATTAAAAAACTTATGCAACGGTTAGGACGACACCGTATTATTATGGATCGTCGTGCAGATGAACCACTACTAGAAAGATATTATGTTTTCCTTAAAGACAGAACAAGGTTTCCATTTAATGTGTTTTTACACAAGTTCCTTAAATCAGATCCCGATGACGTGCATGATCATCCATGGCCTTACGCTACTTTAATACT